AATAACGGCTGAAACTGCAACCATAATTCCTTTATGTTCTTGCAAAAAGGTACCTAATTTGCCAAGAACTCGAATTGCACCAACAATAGCGGCGCCCACTAACATAAAAGCAGGAACTAAAATATCGGTAATAACTGGTCCGGCAATTTGAATAATGGCAGAACTAAAGTCCCAAAGATTCTTTAACAGGGAACCAATGAAGTTTATAAACTTTTGAATTGCTGTTCCGTCTTTAAATTTATCCATCAAGCCGCTGATGATTGGCAAAAGCCTTTGAGCCATAAATCCTTGAACTTTTTGAATAGTAGGCAATAGCATTTCACCAAAGGCTTGCTTAAGGTTAGCGATTTGAACGCCTAATTTTTGTTGCGCTCCAGCGGCAGTATCTCCAGCGGTTTTTGCAAAGTCTTTATAAGTTGAATTCAAAACTCGAACGATTGCGTCTGCTCGTTCCATTTCTGTACCGGATTTAATATCTTGTTTTGTCTTTGCATCAAGTACAAAACCAACGCGAGTAAGTGCGCCAAACTGACCATTAAGAGCCAAAGCCAAACCGTTAGTCATCTGACGGTATTCATCTGCGCTTGCCTTGGCACCTTTTTCGGCAACTACATAGTCAAGGATTGCAGGGGTCATGGTGGCAATTGCTTTTGAACCTAAATCAAATGTTGCTAACTGTGATTGAACAACTGTGATGTTGTCTTTAGATGCAACGGTCATTTGTTCAAGTGCCGCGGCTTGCTGATTGAGAATTTTAATTTGGTCTTCTGTTGCTCCACCTGTTGCAAGTAAAAGCATTCTCAAACGGTTTTGAGCCGCGCCCGCTGTTTGTGCGGCTTGAACTGAATCCCTGCCTAATTTAACAATAAATGTCGCCATTGCTCCTAGAGCAATTTTTTTCATTACTCCGCCGAGCAGGTCTATTCCGCCGCCTGTTGTTTTTGCGGATGTATTTAAACGATTAAGAGAATCTGACGCTTGTTTAGCCGAGGCTACAAATGACCCCGTTGCGAGGGTCATCTCGCCTTTTATATTGTAATCAGCCATGCGTCACCTCCTATTTGCTTGTTCTGACTCCCAAGCGCGGACTTGTTCTAGCGCTTCCCATTCCGCCAATTCGATTGCAGAGATTGGGTTATGGGACGGACTGCCGTTTAAAAGTTCATCGACAGTCCGACCCAACCTTTGTGCTAATTCGAAGACGAATCTTCTATAACCGTTTCGGACAAATCTTTTCCCAAATCATTTGAGGTTTCTGCTAAGAAACCTGAAAGCCGCATACCGACTGTTGCTAGTGCATCAAGTGCGTTTGCTGACTTCGAGAGTAACGCTGTTCGGTCTTCAGGGGAGAAAATCTTCTCGCCTGTTTCCGCGTCGAACGCTGTTGAAATAACAATTTCTGGGTAAACCATTTGTAGGTTCATTCCATCACCTGCTTGGGCTAAATCCAAGATACGAGTGCGCTCAGCGCCCGTCATGCCTCGAACTTCAATTTCGATATTCCATTCTTTAACTTTTACAAGTTCTTTAGGAATGTCATTGCTATTTAAAATCTGGTCTCTTAAGGACACGATTACTCTCTTTCGATTAGGGTCTCTAGGACTCGGTTATTGGGGTTATTAAGTTTTTTTATTAAGCGTAAGTGCCGCGTGTGATGGCGCCAGTTACTTGAAACTGTGCTGAGTAGGAAACGATATCTCCTACGCCGCCTTTAACTTCGTATGAAGTTAAGAATGCAGAACCTGTGTACTTTACTTGTCCTGCTGTTGTTCCTTCTGGTCCATATACGAATGCGCTTGCTGTTTCATTTCCAACAAGTCCATTTAGGTATCCATCGAATGTTGCATCAAATGAACCTTCTACTGAAATTGTTGAATCTGAGAAACCAACTACATAAGACTTTGATGAGGAGCCGAAAGAAGTGGTTTCCAAAGTTTCGATAGAGCGTGGCATTGTTACTGAGTTCAGCGATGTGCTGATATCACGAACAACTGCGCCGCTATCGGCAATCGTGAACTGCGAGTTTTTACCGTGGCGAAATGTTGGCATTTTATCTCCTTGCGAATCCAACGGTGATGGTTGCTGAGCCTGTTGACCCAGCAAATGCAGATACAATCGCTCGAAGGTATCTGTTTACTGTCGTTCCAGCGGCTACTTCAATTCTTTCTGAAGTAGTTGTTGCTGAAGTTGTTGCTGTAAATACAATTAAGTCAGCCCATGTTGAGTTATTTGCTGAGTGTTGTATTTTTATTGTTGCCGCACCATTACGAGTATTAGCCGTAACATGCAGATGCCCAACTCCTCCGTTTAGAGAAGATGCTGAGTTATCAACGCTAGTGTTGTTTACGGTAGCAGTTACAGACTGTTGAGCGGCTAGTAATACGCCACCATTCATTCCGCCTACTGTTCCGCTTGCCTGTGCTTGAGCAGAAATAGTTACCATATCGGCAACCGCTGTCTTTATCTCATAAGAGGTTTCATCGGTATTTACTAATTGCGCCCTACGGCCTATTGCCGCACCTTCGCTACCGACTGTAATAATTTTTTTAGTTGTAGCGGCAATAGCAGTTGCTAAAGTTTCATCTACACCTAGAACATCTCCGGCCCATAGTCCCTCAAGACTCACTGTGCCGTCTTTCATTCCAACAGCATAAGTTTTATTTGCTGAGCCAAAAGTTGTAGTTTCAACCGCCTCAGCCATAGCACTTGTGGTTGCGGAAGTAAAATAAGTACTTAAATCAAACTTATCAAATAGAACAATTGTATTTTTACCATGGCGAAAAGTAGGCATTATTCAGCCTCTCCTTCTTCTGAGGCTTCTTCAGTTACTTCTGCAACTGGTTCTGTAATTGTTTCTTTAACAACAGGAGTTTCTTCAACTACTGTTTCAACTTTCTTTGCTGGCTTGCTGGAGTCTTCAATCAGACCATCTTCAAGTAGCCATTTAATTGCGTCGCCGGGCAAGTCAGAGACAACTTCGCCTGCTTCGACTCGCTTATTAGGCGGGTAATCAATCCCAACCAATGCGCGGTACTGTGCCATTCTGCCTCCTTTTGACAGGTAGGACCCCAGTACCGAATAGGACTCTTGGTCACGACAACGGTTGGGGTCTCTAAGGACTCGTTCGAATAAATGTTATCACTGCTCTTGTTTATTTGAACGTTCCCGCTCCGCACGTTCTTGCTGAACCATTGCTAACGTTAAGAAATATCCAATGCCGTCAACGGTGTTATCTAATTTAGTTTTATGAACTTCTCGTCCAATTTTTACACCGACCATACAAAGTGCTACTTGTTCCGCGGTAACTGGTGCATCAAGAATTACTTCCCATATCCGGGCTATGCGGGTAAAGTTATCCAACGGGTGGTCGTAATCTGCATTACGGTCTTTTTGAACTAATTGAGCCGCATAAGCCGCAATGTCGTCAACGCTCATCATAGGATTTGGAGGTCTTTCACTTTCGCTTCCGGATACGTTGCGAATGTTAGAACTCCCGGTTGGCTGTGTTCTCCTGTTGTTTGTCTGAACCATTCTGAACCTCCGTCTAGTGCCGGGGCTTGAATCCAGTAAACACTTCCCCAGTCGGCTTGTCGTAAATGATGGTAATGACCAGTCACTAAAATGTCACATTCGCCAATTGGTTGACGGCCTAAAGACATTCTACTTAACCAACCTTTTAGTTTTTGTTCGGCTGTGCCGCTTGCTCTTGCAGTGTGACCATGAGTTAACCCAAGAATCCACCCTGCCGTTTCGACCGTGAGCGAAAGATGGTCAGGCGCAATAATCGTTTGAACATGACCATAGGCGTCGGGGTTGAACTCAAGGGCGTCTTTGATTTGGTCAATAACAGCAAGGTCATCATTGTCTGCAAGGGTTGTGAAGGCTTTGCCTGCCTTCGAACGATTCTCACCATGATTACCTCCAACTGCAACGATTCTAACTTTTTCAAAATGTGGAGCCCATTGACGGATTGCCTCGAGAAGCAAAGTACGAACCGCGTTGACCTGTCCTCGTCTATCTAAATCAACTGAGAAGGTCTGCATTTCATAGTGGCCTAAACAGCCCTCAACGCTATCTCCGGTCCAAATAATCTGTAAGGTACCTAAAGGTCGTTTTAATCTTTTTAACTCCTCTACGCGCCTCAGAACGGCTGTGATGGCATCTAAAACTCTCTGCGCTGTGGCAGGTGTTCCGCCGCCTTCGCTCTTTCCCATCTGCCAATCTGCAAGAACTACATTGAAGACACCATCCCCATACATAACTGAGGTTTTGTTTCTTTTATGTTTTTTGATTTCTTCTTTTAAGATATCTAAATTGTAATCTGTTTTCGCATCTTGGATACGAACTACTTTTCCTTTCCACTGGCGATTGAGTGCGCCAAGCGGGTCGCCCCATACGTTAAATAAAACTGGTTCGACAACTGCAAAAAATTCTGGGTCCAATCCCCACATGCGAAGAACGCCTGACCAATCAGGAGCAAC